TAACATACACACATACGGATGAAAAACGTCAAAAATGCTCATATGGGCGATCATTTACTCGCTGAAGTGTATAATGTGCCCTTTGATAAGTTAAATGATGCAAAAAAGATCGAACAAGTATGCGAAAGTGCTTGTAAAACTGAAGGTTTGCAGGTTTTAAACACATATGTGCACCAATTTGACCCTTATGGGGTGACTTGTACCGTAACTTTAGGTGAAAGTCACCTTTCTTGCCATACTTGGCCCGAAAAAGGGTGTGTTGCGATCGATATTTTCACTTGTGGAGCAAAAAATCCACGTTCAGTAGCATGGTGGTTACTAAATTATTTTGATTCTGATGACTATAATATGAATCAGCTAAATAGATAGGTATAAATAGATAAAAATCATCGTTTAATGGCGATTACACGAATATCAAGAGCATTTAAGGATATAAGTCTGTCTTTTAAGAGGCATCCAGTGACAAACGATATTGGTGTGCTTAAAAATGAGAATGCAATTAAGAAATCTGTAAGGAATCTTGTTCAAACAATTCCAAGTGAAAGATTTTTTAATTCTACACTTGGATCTGATGTAAGAGATAGTTTATTTGAAAATGCACCCGGTTTTATTGACTTTGGAACAGCGTCAGTTATAGAGAGGCAAATTCAGACAACTATTGAAAACTTTGAACCAAGAATTGAAAATGTAGACGTAAGCGTTGAACCAAGACCAGATACAAACGAATTTGAGGTTAACGTTTTCTTTGATATTATTGGACAAACGTTTCCAGAACAAGAATTTTCATTCATACTTAAAGCAACAAGATAATGCCAGTTACTAAATTTACTAATCTTGACTTTGATCAGATTAAAACACAGATAAAAGACTATTTAAGAGCAAATTCAAACTTTACTGACTTTGATTTTGAAGGTTCTAACTTTTCGGTTCTAATTGATGCTCTGGCATACAATACATACATCTCTGCATTTAACTCTAATCTAGTTGTTAATGAATCTTTTCTTGACACTGCAACCCTAAGAGAAAATGTTGTATCTTTAGCAAGAAATATTGGTTATGTACCTCGTTCAAAATCAGCAGCAAGGGCATCTATTTCATTCAATGTCACTGCGAATACCACAAGTTCTGAATTGAAATTACAACCAGGCCTAGTGTGTGTAGGTAGATCAAATGACTCAGATGTAGTGTTTTCAATATCTGAGGAGATAATTTCAACTACAACAGTTAATAGTGGAATTGCAACCGCGTCTTTTGGATCTGTATCATCTCCAATCGATGTTTTAGAAGGAACATTCTTAACATCACAATTCATCGTTGACGGGTCTCTAGAGCAGCGATTTGTGCTCGATAACGCAAACATCGATACTTCATCAATCGTCGCTTATGTGGGCACTCCGGGGGTATTAGGTAAGCAATATAAGATGATTGACAATATTGTAGGAATCAGTTCAATATCAGACACATATTTAATTCAAGAAGTTCAGGATGAAAGATATGAACTTTTATTTGGTGATGGTATATTTGGTCGAAAACCTGATAATGGTGCAGTCATAACAGTTCAATACGTCGTTACATCTGGGTCTGAAGGTAATGGGCCAAGTAGTTTTAATTTTGCTGGTAGTTTTATAGGTGATAATGGTCAAGTAATTACTCCAACATTTACACCAACTATCAACACCATATCTCCAGCGTCTAATGGGGGAGACATTGAGAGTGTTGATTCAATTAAGTATTTTGCACCTAGACTATATTCATCGCAGTATAGGGCGGTTACAGCGAGGGATTATGAATCAATTGTTGCAACCATATATCCGAATACTGAAAGTGTATCAGTAGTTGGTGGTGAAGAAGTTGATCCACCACAGTTTGGAACTGTATTAATAACAATTAAACCTAAGAACGGTGAATTTGTATCAGATTTTGACAAAACACAAATTCTTACAAAGTTAAAAAGTTATTCACTAACAGGTATCAATCAAAAAATAGTTGATCTACAAGTCCTTTATGTAGAAGTTGAGTCCTTCATTTATTATGATACAACAAAGATTAGTGCAGTTCATGATTTAAAATCAAAAATAACATCAGCACTCACCACATACTCTAAATCTGGTGATGTAAATAAATTTGGTGGTAGATTTAAGTATAGTAAAGTTTTAAATGTAGTTGACAATATTGATAAAGCAATTACTTCCAATATTACACGAGTTAGAATTCGTCGTAATCTAAATGCACTAGTTAACCAGTTCGCCCAATATGAACTATGTTTTGGTAATCAATTCAATGTAAAACCAGAGGGATTGAATATTAAGAGCACTGGATTCAAAATACAAGGGACAATTGAAACTGTATACTTTACAGATATTCCGAATGCAGACAAACTAACAGGTACCATATCTATTGTAAGAAAAAATGCAAGTGGTGAAACAATTGTTGTTGTCAAATCAGCTGGAGTAGTCGATTATGTTCATGGTGAAATAAATTTATCCACAATAAATATTATCTCAACAGATAAACCAAATAATATTGTTGAAGTTCAGGCATTCCCTGAATCAAATGATGTCATCGGATTGCAAGATTTATACTTAGATTTTAACATCCCAAGTAGTCAAATAAATATGGTTAAGGACACAATTACATCAGGAGAACAAATATCTGGTGTTGGTTATAAGGTCACATCAAGTTACTCTAACGGAGAACTATCAAGAACATGATTGGAACTGGAATAGACAAACGTATACAAGTTCAACAAATAATAGAGCATCAACTTCCTGAGTTTATAAGGACTGAGAGTCCTTTAGCGGTTGATTTTCTAAAACAATACTATATTTCTCAAGAACATCGTGGTGGTGTTGTAGACCTTACTGATAATTTAGATCAATACATTAAACTTGATAATTTAACTCCAGAAGTAATTGTAGGTGTGACTACACTTACAACAGGTATAAGCACATCAGATACTACACTTAATGTTTCATCAACAAAGGGTTTTCCAAATGAATATGGATTGTTTAAAATAAATGATGAAATTATTACATATACTGGTATAACAACTAATTCATTTACAGGGTGTGTAAGAGGGTTTAGTGGTATTACTTCATATACAGATCCGGTCAATAAAGGTGAACTCATATTTTCAACAAGTGTTGCTGGAATTCATACTGCCTCATCATCAGTACAAAATTTAAGTGTTTTATTTCTTAAAGAGTTTTATCAAAAGGTAAAATCATATTTAACTCCGGGATTAGAGGATACAAAGTTAAACACAAATGTAGATATCAGTAATTTTATAAAAGAATCTAAATCATTATACAAATCTAAAGGAACTGAAGAGTCATTCAGAATTTTATTTAATGTTTTATACGGGATTACTCCAAAAATTGTCGATTTAGAGAATCGTCTAATTAAACCATCATCTGCCGAATATATTCGGAGAGAAGTTGTTGTTGCAGAGAGAATATCAGGTGATCCAAACAAGTTAATAGGACAAACAATTACAAAGTCTACAGACTTGACTACTTCAGGATCAGTATCTGAAGTTGAAATTTTTAGTAGATCAGGTAATTTAGGAATCACGACTTATTACAAATTAAATTTATTTGTAGGTTATGATGAGAGATCTGCCATACAAGGAACATTTACAATTCCCGGAAAAACGAGAGTTATTGAAGATGCACCTACAACTGCTACTACTTTAACTGTTGATTCTACAGTTGGTTTTGGCACTACTGGAACTGTGGTAACAAATGGTGTAAATGGTATTAATACAATATCATATACTGATAAATCAATAAATCAATTTTATAATTGTGTTGGAATTGCAAATTCAATAAGATCAACCGATGATTTAAGGAGTGATGAATTTATATTTGGTTATGAAGAGGGTGATTTAACAAGAAGAGTTGAATTAAGAATAACTGGAGTTCTATCTGATTTTGAACTTTTACCAAGTGAAGGATCAAGTGTAACCCTTGAGGGTGAAAAAATTACAGTTAAAAACTTAGGTGAAGAAATACAAAACCCAACACTCCCAAGTGATAAATCAAGAAAAACTGTATTCTTTAATTCATGGATTTATAATACTGCAAGTCGAATCAAACTTGATATTCCTGTAGCTACAGCGATTAATGCAACGACTGCATCATTTGATCATAAATCGAAAATTGATAAGTCTCAATTAAAAACTGGTGATAAAGTTTCTGTTTTTAGAAGAGGTGAATTCATACCCATTTTAAGAAATATAGGAGTAACTGTAAATACTAATGATATTGAATTATCAACTCCATTATTAAATGATGGTATTACAGAATATGATATACAAAGAGAACTTGTAAAAGCTAACGCTGCATCTGATATTGATCTGCAGTTTGGTAACAATGTAATTACAACTGATGTTCAAAATGCCTACAATGATGAAGATAGAGATTATTATGTAGCATCATCATCGATGCCCTCTTATTTAATTGAAAAGAAAGTAATCAAAGAAACACTTGGAAGTATCACTGGTGTTGGGACAACTGCAGTTTACTCATCTACTGGAATTCCACAAGCTGATTTCTTCGGAACTGGGTCTGGAAATTTCCAAATACTAGATAGAAATCTTACAACTGGGTTATATTCAAAATTACAATTTAACACTGCTGTTGATTTCATAACAGGTGATGCAATCGTATATTTACCTAATGAAAAACCTTTAGTTGGATTATCAACTGGTACCATATATTTTGTTGAGGTATTAGATGGATCTTTACCAAAAAATGTCATAAGACTTTATCCATCAAGATCTTTTATTACTGTAACTAATGTTGAGGCATCAAACCCACCATATATCGAATTTGATAATACAAATCAAACATCATCCACAGCTGAACATAAATTTGTTTTACTAAGACATAGAAATGAGCAGATTGGTGTACAAAAAGTTTTAAGAAAGTTTCCTGCGGAAGTTAACATCAAATCTGGTGAATCTGTACCTACAGAACCGGGAACAACTGGTATTTTAAAAAATGGTGTTGAAATTGCAAACTATAAATCTCTGGATAAAATATATTTTGGGCCACTTTCTGATTTTAAAATTTTAAATCAAGGTAAGAATTTTGATGTAATTAATCTACCTACAATTAGTATACCATCACCCGGAACTGGCACTACAGCGATTGTTCAACCAGTGGTAACAGGATCAATAAAAGAAGTATTAGTTGATCAACAACATTTTGACGTAGAAAAAGTCATGTCGATTACCATATCAGGTGGTAATGGATCTGGATCAGTATTGAAACCTGTTGTTACTAAAAGACAAAGGGAAATTGAATTTGACGCTAGATTAAAAAGTGTTCAGGGTGGAGTTGACCAAATAAATGATTTAATTGAATTTAAAAGACCTCATAATTTAGAAAACGGTGAACCACTTGTTTATAACAATAATGGAAACTTATCATTAGGAGTTGGAACATTTCTTGGTTCTAACACAGTGCAGAATAAAACATTAGTGAACGGTGCAACTTACTACCCACAAGTAGTTGGTGTTAGTTCAGTTTACCTATATGAAAAATTTAGTGATTACACTGCTGGTATTAACACTGTTGGATTTACTGTTGAAAATACAGCAGGTACACATAAATTTACTTTCTTAAACTTAAAAAATCATCTTAAAGCGGTAAAAGTTATTGACTCTGGTTCAAATTATTCAAATAGAAGATTAATTGTAAAACCTGTAGGAATACACACTGTTGATAATTCAATTAATTTTAAAGATCATGGGTTTAATACAGGTGATTTAGTTCAATATGCACCATCAAGCGGTAACGCAAGTCATGCACCAGTTGGACTAGGAATTACTACACGTTATCGTGTTTTAAAATTAGATGATAATAAATTTAGACTTATTGATGTTGGTATAGGTGCGACAGATCCAAATTCAAATTATTTACGCAAAAATTTCCAAAGAATCTCTGAAGTATTTACTTCAAGCAATCATGAGTTTTTCTTTGAACCAATTGTAGTACGAGTTGATGCAATTTATTCACCAGTGTCTGCTGGTCGCACAGAGTCTTTAGTTGTTACTCCTAAAATACGTGGCCCATTAGTAGATGGTTATTTACATGAACCCGGAACGAATTATGGATCTGAAATTCTAAATTTTGAAAAGAAACCAAACATAAAAATATTAAACGGTAAAAATGCTGAATTAAGAGCAATTGTTTTTGATGGTAAAATTATCGGATGCGATGTTATGTTTGGTGGTAAAGAGTATACATCTGCACCAGATTTGGATTTAGTGGGAATTGGAACAGGAATAGGTGGAAAATTAAGAGCAATTGTTACTGATGGTAAAATAACTGATGTTAAGGTTATTAATCCGGGTATTGGGTATACAGTGTCTCCTGATATTAAAATAACACCTAATGGGTCTGGATTTATTGTTGATTCTGCTGTTAGAGATTTGACTGTGAATAATCTTGTTCGATTTGGTGATGAAATATTATTAAGAGAAGCAGAAACAAATCTACAATATTCAGTGGTTGGATATTCAAATAAAATACAGGGTGCTTTTGGTGATGTAACAACAACCCCTCAACTTCACTCACCGATTATTGGATGGGCATATGATGGTAATCCAATATATGGCCCCTATGGTTATTCGGAGGGAGATAATAATAACTCATTGTCTAGAGTATTAAGATCTGGATATGAGTTAGATTCCACACAAATAGAAAATCGACCACCAACCAGTAGCTTTGGTGCAGGATTTTTTATTGAAGATTATAAATTTACAAACTCTGGTGACTTAGATAGTAGTAATGGTAGATATTGTAAGACACCTGATTTTCCAAATGGAACGTATGCGTATTTCGCTGGTATTAATACTACCACTACAGAACCACAATTCCCATACTTTATAGGTGATACTTACAGATCAATTCCTGTTTCTGATAATTTCACTCTTACTCAATCACTTTTTGATTTTAATAATTCAAATTTAACTCGTAATTCCCTTCCATATAAACTAGATGATGAAAATGCTGATTATAATTTTGTAATAGAATCATATGAAATAAATCAACAAACATCAATTATTGAATCAGTTACTAGTGGAAATATTAGTGACTTTCAAATCGTATCCGCTGGAAGTAATTTTAAAGTAGAAGATAGTCTTAATTTTGATAATTCTGATACTGAAGGTGGTGGAGCATCTGCAAAAGTATCAAGTGTCGAAGGAAAGGAGATTGATAACGTTAGAGTAGGGGTTACAACATATAATGATGTTGTATTTGTTCGTGGTGGAGATGGAACAGTTTCTGGATTTATTTCTACATCACACACACTTAACACTAATGATACTGTTGTAATATCTGGAGTAACAACTAATATTCCTAATCTTACAGGATCTCATAAAATTGGTGTTAATTCTGAAAGTACTGTTCTGTATAAAAATGTGCCAGCAAACGCTACAGCGGGTATAATCACTGACATCTATTTGGCAAGAATTCCAAATTCAGTGTCAGCAGGAAGTAGTATTGGAATAGGAACTGAAAAATTATTAGTATTGAATACATTTAAAGATAGAAGTATTTTAAGAGTTAAAAGGGGAGTTGTAGGTTCTGCAAATACCGCATCTCACGTTTTAGGTAGTTTAGTTCAAACAATTCCGCAAGTAATTCAGATAGAATCACAAGATATTGGACAATTTGTATCTAAAAAGAATGATATTGTATATTTTAATCCTGCTGAAGCAGTTGGTGTTGCTGTAACATCTGGTAGATCAGTTTCGATTGGAAAATCTTATACAATTGGTGAGTTAGCAGAAGTAATTTCAATTCCAGCGAAAGGAATATTTTTACCAAATCATCCATTTAAAGATAATCAAGAAGTAATTTTAAGAAAACCAACAGGTGCTGCAACTCAATTCACTATCGGATTAGGTGATCGATTCCAAGTTGGTGCTGATTTTAATTTGCCATCTTCTGGAAATAGTCAAACTGTTTACATTAGAAAATTTTCTGATGATATTGTAGGTCTTGCTTTGACTGTAAATACAACTCCAGTATTCTTTAAAACTGGTAATTTTGATAATTTTGAATATTCAATTGAGTCTAATTATCCACAAGTCAAGAGTAAAGTTGAAAGAATTACTGTTACTGTTGGAATTGCAACTGTTTCTGTGGGTTCCACATTACATGGTCTTCAAAATAATGATAATGTTGAATTGAAATTACTATCAACACAAACAAAAGGTGTTGGTGCAGGTGCCACATCAGTAGTCGTAAAATATAGTGCTCAAAATGACAAACTTTTAATAAATCCAACAATATTTACAAACTCATCAGTTAATACTGATTCGATTAATATCGTAAATCATGGATTCAAAACTGGTCAAAAATTATTTTATGATGGATCTCCAGCAACTGGTTTAACATCACAAAGATCATATTTTGTTTATAAAACCGATGATAGTAATTTCAAATTAGCAGAAACTCGATATGATGTTATAAATGAACCACCTAGAGTTGTAAGTATAACTGCAAATAGTGGTGGAACTCAAGAATTATCTCTTGTAAATCCTCCTTTAGAAGTTGTAAGAAATGATAATTTATTATTTTACGTTTCAGATCCATCTTTGAGTGGATATAATTTAAATTTCTATTTCGACAGTCAGTTTAAAAATAGGTTTGTATCTGCAGGATCAACAGTTGATTTTGGTGTTACAGGTGTTGGAACTATTGGTGTTGGAACAACTTCAACAGTTACCTTAAAATTTGACAAGACAAACCCAGAAAAAATATTCTACACACTTGAAAAAACAGGATTTATTAGTACATCTGACCCTGATGTAAAAAATGCATCACAAATTTCTTATGTTGATAGTGAGTATAGTGGAAAATATGTCGCTTTTGGTGTAACTACTGGTGGATTCAATATTTCTCTTAATGATATTCCAGAACAAGGATCATATACAGCTGGTGCAGCGTCAACTATTACATATGATACTTCATCTTTAACTGCCTCTGGTGGTATTAGTAAAATAAATTTAACTTCAGGTGGATTTGGATATAAAAATGTTCCCGGAGTTTCAAGTATTACATCTGCAAATGGAACTGGAGAGAATATTTTATGCTTATCCTCTAATATTAATAAAATCAATACAGTAAGAATTACTGATCCCGGATTTGATTATCATTCTGATAAAACTTTACGACCTGAAGCTAGACTTTCTCCAACTGTCACATTAATAAATTCAGATTCAATAACAGATATAGTAATTTCAGATGGAGGTTCTAACTACACTGATGCACCTGATCTTGTTATTGTGGATCCTGACACTGGAAAATTGACAAGTGATCAAGGAGTTATTGAATTAGAATTATCTGCAAGTTCTTTGGGAAATGTTAATATTTTAGAATCACCAAGAGGACTTACATCAAAACCTCAAATTTTAAGAACAATCAATAATACAAATGGATATCGTGTTACTGAAGTTCAAAGTAGTAATAGTGGTATTGTAACTTGTGTTCTTAAAACACCAATTAATGGATTTGCAACCCCACAATTTACTGTCGGAGAACAAATTTTTGTTGAAAACATAGGTATTGGAACAACTGGTAATGGATTCAACTCAGCAGATAATGGTTTCGTATTTTTTAATGTTACTGAATATAATAACACCGATCCAGCAATTGTAAAATTTGAATTACCAAAAACTGCAACAAATCCCGGAGTCGCTGCATCTACACAAAATTTTGCAACAATTATTAAATTTAATGATTATCCAAAATTTACAACGACACAAAAAACTTCAGAATTTAGAACTGGAGAAAAATTAGCAGTAAAAGTTAACAATGTCTTTATAAGCACTGGATTATTAGTGATTGATAATCGTCCAGATGAATTTATAAAAATTGAAGGTAGATATGAAGTTATAGTTGGTGATGTAATTCGTGGAGAAAATTCTGGAACTATTGCAACAATAAACTCAATAGTTAATAATAAGGGAAGATTTTTAATTGATTATTCATTAAGACAAGATAAGGGTTGGAACGATGAAATTGGAAGATTGAGTGAAGACTTTATGGTATTATCAGATAATAATTACCATCAAAATTTATCTTATACAATTCAAAGCCCTAAAACTTTTGATGAAATAATTGATCCAGTAAATAGATTACTTCATACAAGTGGACTTAAGAATTTTGCTGATACTGGTATTTCCTCAAGAGCGAGTGTGGGAATTGCAATTACCAATGCTACTGTTGTTTCTGCAGATGTAATTACAGAACAAAGAGTAGATGCAATTAATAATTTTGACTTAGGTAGAGACATTGATACTATCAGTAACGGATCAAAATCTAAATTCATACAACTCGTAAATACAAAATTAGCAAATTTTGTAAGATGTAATACTAATAGAGTTTTGAAAATAGATGATATTAGTAATGAATTTTCTGATAGTGAAGCAAATCTTACTGGAAACATATCCATACCAATTCAAGAAACTTTTGCTAGATTTTTAATTCAATCAAGAAACATAAGTAATGGCGAAATCCAAGTTGATGATATTGTAATATTTAACGATAGCACAGATACATTTACGTTTGAAAAAAATAGTATTGTATCAACTGCTTCGACAATTGTTGAAGTAGAAGGAAGAACTGTCGGTGGAAGTAGAAATCTTGTTATTTCACCTCTTGACCCAAATAATGATGATATTGATATTAAAGTGTATAAGAATAGTTTTAATGAACAAAATCTTAGAAGTGGTACTCAAGCAATTGGATTTGTTAACTTAGTTGGTGTATCTACAGTTGTAAGTGTTGGAACTACAGCAGAACCTATTGCAACGGGATCTACAACATCTGTAGATGCGTTCTATGCGACTATAGAAGTAGAAAATACAATATCAGGTGAAAAGAACCATGTAGACATTTACGCAACTCACGATGGCACAAACTCATATTATAGTGAATACTATGCTGATACATCATCACAAAATAATTTTTCATCAAACTTTATAGGAACATTTAGATCACGAATTCATAATAATATTCTTACTCTTGATTTTGATAATTCTGTTGGAGTAGCATCAACAGTCAGAATTAATGCAAAAGTTATCGGATTTAATACGTCCGGTGGAAATGATGTCTTTAGATTTAAAGATGATGCTCAACCTGCAGGTGCAGAGAGAACAATCAATTTAAGATCTGGAATTACAACACGAACAAATACTGCGAACTTCATATCATTAGATAAAAATAATTTTAGTGCAGTAAAGAGTGTTGTAAGAATCGAATCTGCCACAGCAAGTGCTGTACATCAAGTTTTAGCAATACATGATGGAACAGATACTCATACTATCCATTACCCATTCATTTCAATCGGAAGTACGTCTGGTATTGGTACATTCTCATCTAATTTAACATCATCTAATTTTGTTGTAAAATTTCATCCAGATTCTGGCACTGGAAGTCATACAGTTCAACATTTTAGTGAAGAAATCTATAGAGATATTGACATATTGAATACTCCTCCTACTTTAGGATATGGTCGTGTAAATGAATCATTAAGCGCATTCCAGTACAATGCTGTCAATGGTATTAGATCAAATAAAAAACAATTTACATTAAAACATAATTCAATTCCAATTTATGAAAAGGGATTTGATCCAGAAGATACTTCAAAACTTAACAGATCAACAGGTGTATTTACTATACCAAATCATTTCTTCTCTGAAAATGAACCATTAATTTATACACCATTATCAACATTTGCTGGTGTTGGTGCGACCGCATTACAAATGACCGGTGGTTCAAATCTACCCTCTACGGTATTTGTTAAAAAATTATCGAATAGCACATTTCAACTCGCAACGACAAGTGGTGGATCTGCTGTTACATTTACAAATGTTGGTGCCGGTAATTCACATCGATTAACAATGTCTAAACGCACTGAAAAAAGTGTTTTAGTTATTGATGGTATCATACAGTCACCGATGTCATTTACTCCTGTTACAACTACTTTAGTAAACAATGCAGGTAGTGGTATATCAACTACAACAACTGATTTTTGTGTAAATTCTACTGCAGATATAAACCTTGGAGATCATCTTAAATTTGGTGATGAATTTATGCTTGTTACCTCTGTGGGTATCGCAACAACATCAACTGGGCCTGTGTCTGGTATCGGAACTTTTAACATAATTGGTGTTGATAGAGCAGCACTTGGTACACTCTCTGCGTCTCATAATAATTCGACTACAGGAAGAGTATTCTCAGGATCATTTAATATAATTGGTTCTGATGTATTCTTTACAAATGCACCAAGAGGAACAAATAATATAGCAAGAAATTTATCAAATCTCAAAACTCCACGATCAGTTTTCCAAGGAAGAACTTACTTAAGGAAGACTTACACTAATAATAGAATTTTTGATGATATTTCAACTGAATTTACTGGTGTAGGTGCGACATTTAGAATGAAGGTTGGTGGTGCCAACACAACTGGAATTACAACTGGAAGTTCACTTGTTTTAATAAATGGAATATTCCAAAAACCAACTACAGAAAATAATTTAAGTAATAATTATGTATTTGTTGGGGTTGGAACAACAGCACAAAATATTGAATTTACAGGCGTTACATCATTCAGTACTAATAATCAAATTATTAGTGAGACAGATATTAATCAAAACAGACTTCCTAGAGGTGGTAAAATAGTTTCATTAGGATCAACTGGTGGATTAGGAGTCGCTCCACTAGTAGGTGCTGCTGTTACAGGTATATTAAATCAATTTGGTGTCATTACATCTGTAGGTATTGGATCGACAGTGTATAATCAATCTGTTTCTCCTTCTAGACCACCCGGAACTTTATCATTTGGATCTGGATATCGACCAGTTGGAGGCACAGTTGCTATTGGTATCACTGACTTAGCATATGAACATCGATTTGTAAGTGCTGGTGTTGGATCAATTAGAACAAACGCATCAGGTAATAACATATTCGCTGCAACACAAAGAACTGCTACAGACGCAACATATACTTCACATACTGGATTATTGGAATTGACAATAGGTAGTGGTCATGGATTAAATGTTGGTAACTTTGTTGGTATTGATACCGGAAGTCTTGTATTCACATGCTCAAGAGATGATTTTGCATCAAATCATGCGTATCCTCGTGCACTCTCTAAAACTACAGGATTACCTGATCCAATTGCAGGTATAGCTACTGTGATTACTGCTGTAACTACAAATACTATTACAGCATTCATCGGATTTGGTGGTGGAGCAGGAACTGGTGCATCAGCAACTGGAAACATTGGTGTTGGTGGAACATTAGATATAAACATTGGTGCAGGTGGTACAAATTATGTTAACCCAAGATTCCAATTCCCACAACCAAATTATGCGAACATGGAAGTTATTGGTGTGTCAAGAAATGGTGTGGCAACCACTGAGACAGGATCTAATCTTTTAGTTACTTTAAATGTTGGTGCAAGTTCAACAGTTGGCATCGGGTCAACATTATTTGAAATCACATCATTCGAGATCGCAAGAGATGGATATGCATTTAAACGTGGAGATAAAGTAAAACCAGTTGGATTAGTTACTGCAAGAGGAGCAGATCTTGAAGATTATATACTCGAAGTAACTGAAATTTATAATGATAAATTTACATCATGGGATTTTGGTGAATTTGACTTCATTGATCCTATTGGAAATTTACAAGATGGTCAAAGAACAAGATTCCCATTAAGAGTAAACGGTGAATTGTTAAGTTTTGATGTAGGACAAACTGTTGATTCACAACAGATTGATATGAATGCATTGTTAATAATATTTGTCAATAATGTATTACAAGATCCCGGAGAGGCATATTCATTTGAGGGCGGTACAACATTTGAATTTACAACAGCACCTGAAGAAAATGATGATATTGCAGTATTTTTCTACAAAGGAACTGCATCGGAAGACGTAGCCGAAATTAATGTTGTTGAGACAATTAAAGATGGTGATGTTGTTAAATTACAAGCAAATGATGATACAAGTATTCTTACGAATCAAAATACACGAAGATTAATCGATCTAGCACAAAGAAAGAGAACAGTTTCAGGTATCACAACCACTGATACTCTTGAAACCGAAATTTATACTGGTGTTGGAATAAATGATTCTGCCACAAATAAACCACTCACATGGATCAAGCAAAAAGAGGATAAAGTTGTAAACGGAATTGTTGTTTCTAAAGCAAGGGATTCAATTGAACCTTTAATTTATCCTACTGCAAGAATCATTGGTGATATTGGTGCTGGAACAACAAACAAAATTTATGTTGATGATGCTAACTTCTTCCAGTATGAGGCAAATGAGGATACTGCAGTTAATGATATAAACTTTGATGCCTTAATTATAAATGACAATAATCCAGTAGCTGCATCATTTAACGCAACGGTATCAACAGCAGGAACCATCTCAGCGATAGCAGTTATAGACGGAGGAAATGGATATGTTGGTAATTCTACTTCTGTTCATATTTCACAACCACCAGTTCCAATGAAAGTATCACCAATTGCAACAGGTATTGGATCAACTGCTATAGCAACTGCAAATATAACAAACGGAGTAATCACATCAGTTACTATAAACAGTGGTGGTATTGGATATTCAACATCAATTACACCTAAAGTAATCGCGTTCGCTCATAAACCAGTAACTGAACTAATTGAGTCTATTGATACTTCAAGTGCTGATTTTGCTGGATTCTCAGGTATCGTCACTGGTATATCCACAGTTATGATCGGATCGACTATGGGACTTAAGTTTGGTTTATCACGATCTGGTGCTTTTACTAATCTAAAAGAAACAATGCCAATTTACATCTCTGATACCTCAGTTGGACATGGAGTTACAAGTTTGAATGAAAGCGGTGCAGATACGGACGTTGTTGCAATAGGAAGAACATTTGTAGATAATGTTTATATGATAAAGAATATTACTAGACACTCAAACGCAGCAGAGATTGAAGTTAATGTACACTCAGGTATTAATACCAATGGTATAGATCTTGCAAAAACTAACTTACCTTTCACTGTGACATTTGGTGGTGTTGGATCTGGAAATACATCATATATTGGAAGTGGAAAACATAGGGGTGAATTTAGCACTCAACCAACTTTATCAAATGTTCATAATCCTACAATTTATGTTGAAAAAGGTGATACTATCAGTTTAGTAAACAGCACTGGTGGACATACGTTTACGATTAAACGAACATTAGGTGGATCAAATTATACGACAGGTATTTCGGGTTCTGGAGCAAATGGTTCTACACTCGTATTCAATACCTCACAAATCGGTGCAGGAAGCACTTCATTCTTCTATCAGTGTACAAACCATCCAAATGCAATGTATGGACAAATCGTAGTTAAAGATATTGAGAAGGGTAAGTTCTCATTTGGAGTTCTAACACCAGCATCTGGCGACTTTGTTAGAAATAATCCAGTTGCTATTGGAATCACAGGAAATACAGTAATTGCAGGTGAAGGATTGGGTATTTCAACATTCCCAACTATTCAAAGAAGGGGTTTTGGTATCCGTGATGGTGGTGGAATTAAGAGGTCTCACACACCATGACGATTTCCTGTATAAATATAGAAAAAACAATATAGTAATGCCAGCAATTGTTACAGATCAGTTTAGAATATTAAATGCAAGTAATTTTGTCGCAGGAGTTTCTTCGTCTACTAATTCTTACTATATCTCACTAGGTTTACCTAATCCTGCTCCTGCCTCTGTTGGTTTTGGTAGAGCAAATAATTTTGATACTGCGACACCTAATCCAGTTGACAGTTTTTCAGATATCGCACATATTGGAGATACAACACAATTTGGTAAGAGAGTTACAGAAGCAAACGTTAGAAGATTAGTTCGTCGAATTGATTGGACTAAAGGTGTTAAGTATGATATGTATCGTCAAGATTACAGCACAACAAACAGTGCTCCAAATACAGGTGCAACACGTTTGTATGCTGCAAATTACTATGTAATGAATAGTAACTTTAATGTTTATATTTGTATTGAAAATGGATCATCAGGAATTAATACCACTGGAAATGCATCTGAAGATGAACCAACCTTTACTGATTTAGAACCATCGAAAGCTGGTGAAAGTCAAGATGGATATGTTTGGAAATACTTGTTTACAGTCAATCCAAGCGATATAATTAAATTTGACTCTACTGATTTTATTGCATTACCAAACAATTGGAATACAAGCACTGACGCACAAATTCAAGCAGTTCGTGAAAATGGTGACTCTGATATTAATAATAATCAAATTAAAACAGTATACATAGCTGATCAAGGAAATAACTACACTACGACTGGTGGAGAATTTAATATTCTAGGTGATGGAACTGGTGGAAAGGTAGTTGTTGAAGTTTCTGGAACTAAAATAACCAAATGCACAGTTTCAAATGGTGGTAAGGGATATACTTACGGTGTCGTTGATTTAGGATCAATAAACAGTGGTGCAGTCTCTGGTGGTACACCTGCAAAATTGATACCAATCATTCCTCCATCAAAAGGACATGGATTTGATTTATATAAAGAATTAGGAGCAGATCGTGTTCTTGTTTATGCAAGATTTGATGACTCTACAAAAGACTTTCCAATTGATTCGCAATTTGCACAAGTTTCATTGGTTAAGAATCCAACATCCTTTGGTACAACATCAATTTATACCGGAAGCACGTTTTCTGCATTGAAATCAATTAAATTTTCAACAATAGCGGGAACACCGGCAGTTGGTGGATTATTGCAGCAAACTGTTAGCACAGGACAAACTGCGTTTGGATATATTAGTTCATATGATAGTGATGTGAATGTCATTAAATATATCCAAGATAGATCATTGTATTTTGGTAATCGAAATGACCAAACTGATTATGCAAACGTAACAAACGGATCACAGCAGTTTGATTTTGTATCAACTACAAGTCAAGTTTCATTTCCCGGAGGAAGTGGATCTGTTGAAACTACATTTAGTTCTGGTATCACAACCGATGTTAATAATAACAATGTTGCTTTAGGTGTTTCATTCACAAGTGGTCTTGCCTCACCTGAGATAAATAAAGGGTCAGGTGATTTATTATACGTTGACAATCGAGCAAAAATCTCAAGAAATTTGAGACAAAAGGAAGACATTAAAATTATTCTGGAATTTTAAAAAATGCCACAAAAAACGAATTTAAATATAAGTCCATACTACGACGATTTTTCCAAGGATAATCAGTTCTATAGAGTTCTATTCAATCCGGGTAGACCTGTACAGGCTCGTGAATTATCAACTTTACAGTCAATATTACAAGATCAGATTGAGACTTTTGGTAGTCACATGTTTAAAGAGGGATCAATGGTTATCCCCGGAAACACAAGTTATGACTATGAATATTATTCAATAAAGTTAAATTCAGATCACTTAGGAACACCAGTATCATTATATGTTGAAAATCTAAAAGGAAAAATATTAAGAGGGGAAGACAGTGGTATAAAGATAAAAATTGATAATTATGCATTACCCGAAAATTCTACCGAAATTACACATTTAACTTTATTTGTAAAATACATCGATTCTGGTGATAATAATGAAGTTGCATTTATGACTGATGGTGAGAATTTAGTTGTTGAAGAGTCATTTATATATGGAAATACACAAATAACTGCTGGAGAAACAGTTGCATCTCTTATCGATCAGGACGCATCCAAAACAGGATCTGCTGTTTCAATAGGGGAAGGTGTATTTTTTATTCGTGGTCATTTTGTAAATGTATCTGCTGATAAGATCGTACTTGATCCATATTCTAACGTACCAAACTATAGAGTTGGTCTTTTTATTCAGGAAGAAATAATTCAGGCAAAAGATGATTCATCATTATTTGATAATGCTAGAGGATTTTCAAACTTTGCAGCACCGGGTGCTGATAGACTAAAAATAACCACCACTTTAACAAAAAAACCATTAACTGACTACAACGATAAGAATTTTGTTGAATTAATGCGTCTTG